GCCCTCCTCGTCAATCCAGGACGCCGTGCCTTTGCTTGCCACCACCGGGATCTTCCTGTCGCCGCTGGAGGTCCTGATGACCTTCGCCATCTGGCGGAAGATGTTCTCCTCCTCCAAAGCCTCCACCAGCGTCCTCTCATACTCATCCGGCACCAGGTAGCCGCCCTCGGAATCCGTGCCGACCTGCAGGGCGTTGGTGACTGCGGGCATCGGAACCTTGGAGCGCATCACATTCCAGAAGTTCTTCCGGTAGTCGTCTGAAGCCCGCCCGGTCTTATCCTCCCCGCCGTCCGCGTCCGCCTTTCCGCCCGGCTTCCCCGTGAGGGGCTTGTTGACCGGGCGGTCCAGTTCCGCATCCAATGCCTCCTGCCGCTCCAGGCGGGCAATCTCTTTCCCAAGGTCCGTGATCTCCTGCTCCATCCTCGTGTATGCGGCGTCGTCCTCTGCGGAAAGGACACCGTTCTCCTTCCTGTGGGAATCTAAAAACGCCTTTGCCGCCTCCCATGCCTTCGCGCGTTTCTCACGCAGTTCAAGAATCGTCATAATGGAATCCTCCTTCTCATCGCTTTAATAAATTAAGCCGCTCCATGAGTGCGTCCACGGAACGGCCGGTTTCTGTTTTTGGTGTGCCTTTTCCCACTGGGGCCGGGATCTTCGCCTGCTCCCCGATGCCCGCCTTGGGCTTTTTCTCCCCGTATCTGGCAATGACTTTATTCAGCAGGGCATTGTCCGCCGCCCTGCGGGAGAACAGCATGGAGCTGTGGACGGACGGCTTTTTCCCGTCCCCATTTTCCTCCCCGTTCGTATCCCCCTCGCCATTTTCCCCCGGTTCCGTTTTTGCCCGCGCCATGATGTCATCCGCAAAGCCAAGCTCCACCGCCTTGTTTGCGTCCATCCAGGTCTCCGCGTCCATCAGGTGCGACAGCTTCGGGCGGGAAAGCCCGGTCTTTAACACATAGGCGTTGATGATGGACTCCTTCACCTCGGAGAGCATATCCATCGCTTTCTGCATCTCGGCGTGGTCGCCCCATGCCATGGTGGCGGGGTTGTGGATCATCAGCATGGAAACCGGGGATACCAAAACTGTGTCGCCCGCCATGGCGATCACACTGGCGGCGCTTGCAGCGATGCCATCTATCTTCACGGTGACTTTCCCCTTGTAGTTGGAAAGCATATTATAAATCTGTGCCGCCGCCACGCAGTCGCCGCCCGGTGAGTTAATCCACACGGTAATGTCACCCGTGCCGCTGTTCAGCTCATCCTTGAAAAGCTGCGGCGTGACGTCATCGTCAAACCAGCTATCTTCCGCGATGGTGCCGCTCAGTTCCAGGATGCGCTCTTCCGCCCCCGTTTCCTGGTTTTTCGCCTTCTTCCAGTTCCAGAACTTCTTCATTTTCATTGGGTTCCTCCTTCCCTTTTTGATATGCCGCCCCGGACATGGAAAGCGGCATCATGTTCCCGTTGATGAGGTACAGGTCGCCGCCTGCTTCCTCCGGGATGCGGTCAAGGTTCTCAAGCTCCCGGATGTCGTTTGCGGACATCCACCCGTTCTGCCGCCCCACGGCATATCCGTTCATGCGGCTCTGGTAGTCGCCCCGGAGCAGGCCGTCCACGTTGAACTTCACAAAGTATTTCTTTTTCTCCTCCGCCGTCAGCAGCGAACGCGCCATGGACTGCTCCCACCTCGACACCCACGGGTCCAGGGTGTATTTCACGAACTCAAGGCTCTGCTGCTCGATGTTGGAGAAGCTGCTCTTTTCCAGGTCGCCCACCATGTGCGGAGGCACACGGAATATCCGCGCGATCTCATTGATCTGGAACTTCCGCGTTTCCAGAAACTGCGCCTGTTCCGGTGAGATGGAGATCGGAGTGTATTTCATCCCCTCCTCCAAAACGGCCACCTTGTTGGCGTTGTGGCTGCCGCCGAAGGTGGACTGCCAGCTTTCCCTTACCCTGGTCGGGTCCTTGATGGTCCCCGGATGCTCCAGCACACCGCTCGGCTGCGCTCCATTGGCGAAGAACTTCGCCCCGTACTCCTCACAGGCTATCGCCATGCCGATGGCGTTCTTTGCCATGGCAATAGGGGAATAGCCCACCAGCCCGTCAAAGCCAAGGCCGGGGATGTGCAGCACCTCTGTGGGCGGCAGGACGACCGTGCTGCCCTTTACCGTAGGCGCGTCTTCCATGCTGACCGTGTACTCGTAATAGAGCTGCCCTTTGGAGTCCCGCTCCACGCCCATCCGGTCCGGCATCAGCGGGTACAGCCCGATAACCTCGCCCTTGCCGTTTCGGATGATCTGCGCGTAGGCGTTCCCCCAAAGGAGCAGGTGCGTCATCAGCGTTTCACGGAAAACGAAGGAAGTCATCTCCGGGTTCGGCTCATCGTGCAGTAAAAAATACAGCGGATGTTCCGCTGCCTTTTCCTTCCCGCCGTCCTCCGTGTATTTATAAAAGTGCAGCGGCAGCCCCGCCACCGCCTCCGACAGAATCCGGACGCAGGAGTACACTGCCGTCATCTGCATGGAGGTGCGCTCGTTCACCCTTTTCCCAGATGTGCTGTTCCCAAGGAAAAAGCTGTAGGCGCTCCCCGACGTCCTGTTCTGGGGAGCATCCCTCGCCCGGAACAAGCCGCTGAATAATCCCATAAATACCACGCTCCTTTCCAAAAACGGACAGCAGGAAGGCGCCGCCGAAGCAGCGCCCCCTGTGCCGTCCCGTCTTAGCCGTTTACCGATGCAACCTCTAAAACCGTGTCTCCGTTGTGCGGGTATGCCCTGACCACCTCGCAGTCACGGTAGAGGCCCATCTCGTAGATCCCGTAGACCTCATCCCCCAGCTCCACATCAGAAATCCTCACCCTTGACTCGCCGATCCCGTGTTTCTCCATAAATTCCTGTACCTTCATGTGTGTTACCTCCGTTTTTTGTTTTTTCCCTTTCGGTAGTACACATATTCGCTCTGAATGCCGGTAATAGCAAGTCAATTCCCGCCATAAAGTACACAAACATCCGGGGCAGTTTTTGTGTGGTTTATGCCCCGGAAAAGCCGTCTCAGACCAGCCGTCTCAGAGCGGTACGGCACACCTGCCTCGCCCTCTTTTTCAGCGGCCGCTTCCACCTGCGGATGGATACCGCTTTTGTGTGGTTCCTTGACCAGCCGCCGAAATCCTCCCACTCATATTTTCCAAACCTTTCTTCCGCTCCATATGGCTTCATCAGAAATCCCTCCATCCAGATAATTTCCGGGATATCCTCCCGGTAAGTGACATATTCGCTCTGAAGCCACAGGATAGCAAGCGGATTCCGGCAGTATCTTAGACAAACATTTTCAGCGGGGTTTGTGCATTTTTACGGTCAGAATACAATCAAACCGCGGGTATCGTAGACGCTCTCAGAGGAGATGTTCCCGCAGCGGATCGCCCGGTCAAGCCCCATAATCGCGGCCACCGCCCCGTCAATCTTCTCCGTAGATTTTTCCTTGTCCGCCTTGATATTGCCCGCCGGGTCGGTGCGGATGAAGATGTTGTCCATCATCCACCGCAGGACTGGATGCCCGCCATGGGCGACCATCTGTTCCAGCACCAGCTTCATCAGCTCCTTGGTGGGCGGGGACATATCCTTGAAACCCTGCCCGAACGGGACCACCGTGAAGCCCATGCCCTCCAGGTTCTGCACCATCTGCACAGCGCCCCAACGGTCGAAGGCGATCTCCCGGATGTTGAACCTCTCCCCAAGCCGCTCAATGTATTTCTCAATATAGCCGTAATGCACCACGTTCCCTTCCGTGGTCATCAGCTTCCCCTGCCGCTCCCACACATCGTAGGGGACATGGTCGCGCCTCACACGCAGCTCCAGCGTCTCCTCAGGCACCCAGAAGTACGGCAGGATACAGTATTTGTCCTCCTCATCCAGCGGCGGGAACACCAGCACGAACGCCGTGATGTCCGTGGTGGAGGACAAGTCCAGCCCGCCGTAGCAGACGCGCCCCTCCAGACCATCCTCCGAAACCGGGAAGGCGCAGGCGTCCCATTTATCCATGGGCATCCACCGCACCGCCTGTTTCACCCACTGGTTTAAGCGGAGCTGCCGGAAACTGTTCTCCTCCCCCGGATTCTGCTTTGCCGACTCGCAGGCGGCCTCCACCTTGTCAATCCCCACCGTGATATTCAAAGAGGGGTTCGCTTTCTTCCACACCTTCGGGTCCGTCCAGTCGTCCGCCTCATCCGCGCCGTAGATCACCGGGTAAAATGTAGGGTCAATCTTCCGCCCCTCTAAGATATCCTTTGCCTTCTGGTGCGTTTCGTAGCAGATGGAATGGGTATCCGTCCCCGCCGTGGTGATGAGGAAATACAGCGGCTGCATCCTGGCATCCCCGGAGCCCTTGGTCATGACATCGAACAGTTTCCGGTTCGGCTGCGTGTGCAGCTCGTCAAACACCACGCCGTGGATGTTGAAGCCGTGCTTGGAATA